CATAGGACAGCACACTTTGAATCAGAAATCCGCGGGTTTTGATCCCCGTAGGATAATGATGGTTACTTACTAATTATACACAATATAATTGTCCATGCCGAAAGGCAAATTAAATTGTAATTCGAGAGAGTTACGGTTTTTCGTCGATGACCATAACGAAGTTAGAAGTACTTGTCCTGCTGATCGCAGTAGGGAATTGAACAGGGCGACTTTAACGCAGTCGTCCTTCAACTTTTGTTGTAAATCCGCCTCCACTGAAGTGGTGGTATATCTAGCCCCAGCTAGACGAATTTGATTTTAGGCTAAGTTTTGTCGATTTAGCTTTTATGCTGTGTGTGAAAACATATACTGATCACCAAAATAACCCTTGGGAAGGTTAAGCTTGGAGAACTACACCGTAATTAACGGTTTCAACCTGGTGAGGTTTATAATACACAAGTAGTACCTGTACTACGGAATTTTCCAGAAACAGGCGCCGTGGACGTTGATGCGTTAAATCAACACTTTACATTACAAGGGTTCCTCGTTCCCTAGTAACAAATACACAGTTGAGTTGTGCATGCCACCATAATGGGTTGCAACACGTTGCCTCTCAACGACTTTTACCTAAGAAAATGCAAGAACTCACATCTAGGCTGGCGTTTAAAAGCGTTTAGATGTTGTTTCATTTAGGGTTCTGACCTTTATGAAAATAGTGATGTACGACTGAGAGCAGTATTGTGATCGTAAGATCGCACTAGACTGCATTTGACGGTATCAGAATTTGAGAAATGGACGATTCAAGGATTAACCCCCCTTCTGTTCGAAAGGGGTGGCTACTTGAATGCGTGGCTTGTTTAACAGGTGCGAAAGCTTGAGCACCGAATTTTCGAGCAATGATTTAAGAACACAAATGGCGCTTGTAGTTTGGGTTAATAGCCCCGCAAGCATCAAAACAGCATGAAGTTACAGAAAGCCAAAATAAAAAACAGTTACCTTCTTCTTTACCATTATTTGGTGAGGAAGAAACCTTAAATAATAAAATTTCTCCAACCACTCGCATCGATTTCGATGCCTCCGTGGTTGGAAGTGAGGCTCAAGCGCCCTCGTGCGCTTCAGTTTCTTGTGAGAAGAATAGAGTTGTATCCCACTTACCTGTAATGGGAAGGAACTCTTTATTAGAGAAGGATTTTCGTGAAAATTTTGGGAAACTACTAATGGGTTACAGTTTTCCATTGCACGATGAAATCAGTACAGGAAGGGATTTTACAGTCAAGACCAAAACCCATGGTGGCGGTAAGACCCCGCAATTCGTTCAAGACAAAGGTGACATTCCACATGATTCGGATGAAGCATCTTTTGAGAACATCAAGGCCATGAGAAGGAGCCAACACAGGCACTCCCGTAAGAAGAGGCGTGCTCGTAAAGACCGTATGCGGCCTATGAGTGGCTCAGACTTCGATTTCGCAAGCCTTATTGGACCATTGACATCATTGTTTGCGTCTTGGAAGGCGAATTCACTGTGGTCTTTGGCACCCATGATTGTTAGCGTCCTTGCCGACAATTGTCCACCCAATTTAGTGAAGTTTGTCACAACATGGATTGATGAGAAAGCTGACTTGCTACAGAAAGTTACCATAGACGATGTGACTACGTTCGCACAAAGTTTATTCTCTCAATGGTCGTTGTTTTCGTCAGGCCAGCTATTTGATTTGGCCAGCGATTTTGTGAACATGGTCTGCACTCTGGTGCTGGCACCATCCGAGTTTTTGCCAAA